CGGAGACGATGGCGGCTATTGTCAAGGGTGACAATGACTGGTATGGCTGGGTGTTGACTGACCGCACTCCTGCCACCATTCTTGCGGCTGCTGCGTGGACTGAGAGCGTGCGCAAGCTGTTCGGCACCGCTATTGCAGAGCCGGGAGCATACGACCCCGAAGTTACTACAGACACGGGCTATCTGCTCTACAACAACAATTTTTACCGCACGTTCTGGTTCTACCACAAAGACGCGGCTACGGACTATCCCGAAGCGGCAGTCATGGCGCGGTGCTTTACTATCCTGCCCGGTGGCGAAACCTGGGCGAACAAGAAACTTGCAGGCGTAACTACTGACCCGCTGACCGAAACGCAGTACATTGCAATCACGAAGAAGAACGGCAACACTTTTGAGCGGTTCCGCAATGTCTCAATTACCCAGAATGGCAAAGTCGCAGCTGGTGAGTGGATTGACGTTATCCGTTTCCGCGACTGGTTGCAGGAAGAAATAACGGTCAACGTGTTCAATGCGCTGATTAACAGCGACAAGATTCCCTACACCGATGAGGGTATCGCAATCATTGAAGCACAGATTCGGCAGGCGCTGGAACTGGGCACGCGGCGCGGTGGTATTGCACCGATTGAATACGATGAGGACGGCAATGAGAACCTTGGGTACACTATCAGCGTACCGCTTTCTTCTTCGATTAGCGCGAATCAGAAAGCCTCTCGCATATTGCAGGATGTGCGCTTTACTGCACGGCTGGCAGGCGCTATCCATGTTGTCGAGATTGTTGGCTCGCTGACTTATGAAAATCTCATTGTCGGCGGTGCTACGGCTTAAAGGAGGGCTAGAAAATGGGCTTACTGACTAAAGGTGTGTTGACCTACGACCCTAAAAAAGTTGTCGTAGTGTTCGGTACTTCTACGATTACGGGCTTTGCAGAAGATGAAATGATTACCATCGCGCCCCACGGCGAAGGTTTCACGAAGTACGTTGGTGCTGATGGCGAGGTGGCACGTGCTATCGACCCGAACGATACTTTCACGATCACGCTTCATTTGGCATATACGAGCAAGAGCAACACTTACTTGTCGAAGGTTCACAACGCTGACCGTGTGACAGGCTCTTTCCTCCTGCCGTTTATGATTAAAGATTTGAGCGGCGACACGCTCTTTTCTTGCGAGCAGGCATGGATTACGAACTGGCCGGAAAGTACCCGTGGTCGTGGCATCGAAACCAACGATTGGGAACTTGAAACAGGTCGCGTGCTCAATCCGATTATCGGGGGTAATGACTGATGTTTGACGGCGGTAAAATCACGAAATGGAAGCAGGGCGATTTTGAGTTCAGCATCCGCCAGATGAATCCTTTTAAGGCTATGAAAGTCTTGGGCGATTTGCAGAAACTCATCATCCCTGCTCTTGGTGGTGCGGCGGCAGGGCTGAACGATTCTAGCGAAAATGCAGAGGTTGTTTCTGCCATTGGCGGCGCACTTGCCAACATTGCAGAGACTGTAGACGGTGACAAACTCGAACAGGCTTGCAAGCTCCTTCTCAATACTGAATATATCGCAGTAAAAGAAAAGGGTGCAAAAGATTTTGCTTATGTGTCCGAAGAAGATTTAGAAGCAGTATTCACGGGTAGGCCGTGGGATATGCTTGCACTTTGCTACAAAGTGTTTGAGGTAAACTTCTTGGATTTTTCCAAGTCCTCGAGCGTGCCGATTGGCGTCCGAAAGGCATTAAGCGAAATAAAGACGATGTTCCAGGGCGTGTCGGGGAATACTTCGGCAGAATAACATTTATTTACCGCGCTATTGATAGTGGCATGGTTTCTCTCCCAGATGTCACGTCTGGGAGGGTGACACTTGCCGAATTAGCAGAGGTAAATCATTATCTTGATATGAAATCCGATATTGAATATTACGCCAATGAAAAGGCGATAAAGAAAACGCAGAACAGAAAGGAGGGCGGCATTAATGGCAAGCGGTGCAGTACGAGAACTGATAACGAAAGTAAAGTTCGCTATCGACAATGCTAGTCTTACGCAGGCTAACAAGGCGGCGCAGGATGTAAAAAAGAAGCTGAATGACATTGCTCAAAAAGCCACCAAAGTAACTATCACGGCAGAAGGCTCACAAGCTACAAGCACGCTCGCACGCATTAAAGGGCAGTTGCAAGCGCTGCAGGGCAAAGTTACTACGGCTTATGTCGATGTTAAGCAACGCGGGCAGAAGATTGGCGAAGGTGTCAAGAAAACAGGGCAGGCTCTTGCTGATAATGGCGGTACGATTGCGGCAACAGGTGCGGCTATGGTTGCGCCATTGGCTCTCCCCGTAAATACCGCAATGGATTTTGAAGCTGCTATGTCTAAAGTCAAGGCTATCACGAATAGCACAGATGCAGACATGGCAAGGCTGACAGCCACAGCACGAGAATTAGGCGCAAGTACGCAGTTTAGCGCAAGTGAAGCGGCGGCGGCTATGTCATATTTAGGCATGGCAGGTTGGAAAACCGAGCAGATTATAGCAGGTATGCCCGGACTTTTGGACTTGGCGGCGGCATCCGGCGAAGATTTGGCTCGTGTTGCCGATATTGTCTCTGATGATTTGACCGCTTTCAAAATGCCTGCTGAACAAGCGGCGCACATGGCCGATGTGATGGCGGCGGCATCCACCAATGCAAATACCAATGTCAGCATGATGGGCGAAACGTTCAAATATGCAGGTGCGATTGCAGGCTCTTTGGGCTATTCGCTCGAAGATGTTGCGGCGGCGGCAGGGTTGATGGCTAACGCAGGTATCAAGTCAGAAATGGCTGGTACTGCGTTGCGGTCTATTATGACACGCATGATAAAACCGCCAAAAGAAGCGGCTAACGCACTTGCTCAATTAGGCGTGTCTGCTACTAACGCGGATGGCACGGTTAAGCCGTTCCGCGAACAGATGATTGCTTTGCGTAATGCAATGAAAGGCTTGACTGATGCTCAAAAAGCAGAAATGGCAAACTCCATTGCAGGGCAAGAAGCTATGTCTGGTTTTTTGGCAGTTGTTAATGCTAGTGATGCAGACTTCGTAAAGATGACCAACGCCGTGGATAATTCAAACGGGGCGGCATCAAAGATGGCAAAGACGATGAACGACAACGCCAAAGGCGCATTGAAAGCGTTCAAGTCAGCCATTGAAGAAATAGAAATCATTGTTGGTAATGCGTTTCTTGATACTCTAAAAGATGCTACCAAGGGTGTTACTAGTTTTGTGCAGGAGTTTGGCAAGTTTGCAAAAGAACATCCAAAACTTGTCGGCGGTATTGCGGCGGCTATTGCCGTTATTGGTGGCTTGCTTGTCGCTCTTGGTGGTGTAGGGCTTGCGGTAAGTGGCATTAGTACGGCTTTTGGTGCGCTTGCTCCTATCTTTACGGCAGTAGGTAGCGTGTTAAGCGTAGGACTTGCGCCTATTCTTGCGATTCTTGCCGCCATTGCAAGCGTTATATATTTTGTCGGTGAGAATTGGGAAACAGTCGTTTCTTGGTTTCAGCCGGGCATTGATTCGATGAAGGAAGGCATCGCGCAATTACAAAGCGCGTGGGAGAATTTACAGCCGTTTATCGCGGCAATAACGCCACTTTTACAGGTTATCGCAACAGTTATTGGCGGTGCTATTGTCGGCGCAGTATCGCTCTTGTGGCGTATCTTCACAGCGGCATTTAATGCCATTGCAGGCTTGATTAATTGGGTGGCTGGCTTACTAGGCGGTTTAGGTGAGACTATCCAATGGATTGCAGGCGGTTTGGCAGGTCTGATTGATAAAGCGGCGCAGCTCATCGGCATGAAAGGGGCAATCGGTGAAATGAATTCAAGTGTCACTAACAGGCTCTTTGATGAGGGACGAGCTGGGGCCAACTACACGCAGTCACAGTATAATAATTTCAATCTTTCGGCGTCTAACCAGCTTCAGCCGGCAATGGCTGGAGCGAATACGTGGTTTGCTAACCCATAAGAAGGAGGTTCGATTATGGCAACTTATCCCAAAATCACACGCGACATAACCGAGCCTGCTACTATTGCTGACCTCAAAGTTGATGTTGTTCTCAGTAAAGAAACGACATTCGATAGCGAGGTTACACAGTACCCTGTTGAAGATGGTTTCCCCGTTGCCGATCATGTAACAAGAAATCCCATGCAGTTGACTATGGAAGTTGTCTGTACACCGACACCTGTAACCTTCTTCTCTAACCTTGGGGCGAACCAAAACAGACTGAACGAAGTCACCAACGCCATCATGAAAATCTATAATGATGGCGAGCCTATCACTGTAACCACGGCTGACGCTATCTATAAAGACATGGTGATGACTCATGCGCCCTTGCCTCGCAAAGTCGAGGATGGCCTTTGCTACAAAATGCAGATTGACTTTGTTCATGTTCGCAGGGTGAAGCCAAAGACGGAAGATGTACCCGAGGGACAAACAAGCGGTGAGGCCGAGGGCAAAAGTGGCGAATCTGAAAAAGATGGTGGCACGGCTGACCAACAGGACATAGGCACGGGGCTGACCACGGTAGACAATACTGCTACTGTCGATGTTGATACATCGTTTCAAGACATGGGCAACATGGGAAGCATTTTTACCGGCAAGGAGATTACAGCCTTTGTTTGTGCCACAGTCATTTCACGGATTCTATGAGGAGGTGCAGGTATGATCCAGATAAGCATGATTGACGCTAATGATTTTGTCGAAACAGTCACGCTGGAGGGCGAACCGTACAAACTGCATTTCTCATGGAATGACTTCGCACAGCAATGGACTGTTGATGTTAGAAATATGCAGA